GTTTGGAAATAACGGTCCTGTGGTTGTAGCACAATCAAAGGAAGAAAGAGATGCTAAGGTTGCCAAAGTATATTTAGGAAATGTACAAGTTGTTTGGACTAACGGTGACAATGTTGCCGCCGCTCCTAAGCAAGATCAACCTCAGCAACAAAAGCCCGCACCAGCGGCAGTGGAAGATGATCTTCCGTTTTAATTTAATTTTATGTTTGTTTGTTAGCCTTGCGACTTACGGCCAAGTTCAAACTTATGAGCTTGGTCAATCGCTTGGCAATAGAGATCCAAATAAAAATTATCTATATCTTTATTTAAACACAGAACAAAAGTCTCAAGATATTGTAAATAAATTAAATACTAAAAAGTATTATAAAATTATAAACAAAAACTTTAACACAATACTTGTTAAATGTTACGAAGCAGATTCTGTTTGGATTAAAAACATAAAAAGAAAATTAAATATAGATTATAACCCTTGTGACATTGAAATACCTTATTTAATTATGTTTGATAAAGATATTAATTATATGTGGGACAGTGACACAGATATAGAAATGTATACTATTTTAAAAAAGTATAAATAATGCAGACAATAGAGATCAATGGATTCTTGATTGATAACTTCAATCAGTATAAGCTAGAAGAAGGGAAAAAGCAGGGTATATGTCCTCTTTGCTCGCACACTAGAAAACCCAAGAATCAAAAGGCAAAATGTGCGTCTTATGATTGGGAACGGGGTCTCGGTACTTGTCACAATTGTAATACATCATTTCAATTACATACTTATCAACGCAAAGGAGCTAGCGAAAAAGAATATGTTAGACCAGTTGATAGAGTAGAAGACTATAATATAACTGGAGATCCAGAAGAAAAAGTACTGAAATGGTTTAAAACAAGAGGTATATCAGCTCAGACTCTTATCGACTTGCAAGTTGGTGAGGGTCATGAGTATATGCCGCAAACCGGTAAGACCGAGAATACTATAAAGTTTAATTACTTTATGGGCGATCAACTTATTAATATTAAATATAGAGATGGTCGTAAAAACTTTAAGTTATATAAAGGTGCTGAAAAAGTATTTTACAATATAAATAGTATTGTAGGCTATGAGTACTGTATTATAACTGAAGGAGAGATGGACGTGTTAGCGTTACACGAAGCTGGTATACCAAATGCTATATCAGTTCCTAACGGCGCTACACTTAATAGTAATAATTTAGATTATCTTGACAACTGTATAGATTACTTCGAAGACAAAGAAAAAGTAATACTAGCTGTTGATTCAGACGAAGCAGGTCAAGCACTGCAAGCAGAACTAGTTAGAAGACTAGGTGCTGAGGTTTGCTATTTAGCTTCGTTTGATGACTGTAAAGATGCTAATGAATACCTTATAAAGTATGGCAAAGAAAAATTGGCAGAGCGTATTACCAAGGCAAGACCAGTCCCGCTCGAAAACGTTACAACATTCAAAGACATCGAAGATGAAGTTACTGACTTTGTTCGTAACGGATTCAAGAAAGGCTATCAAGTCGGGTTGGAAAACTTTGATAACATTTTTAGCACGTATACCGGTCAGTTTATTACTGTTACTGGGATACCTAGTAGCGGTAAGTCTGATTTTGTTGACCAAATGGTTGTAGGTTATAATCGTAATTACGGTTGGAAAACAGCTTTTGCATCACCAGAAAATGCTCCTACATATTTACATGCTCATAAGCTAATGCGTAAGACATGGGAAGGTATGCCAACATCAGCTGATATACACGGTGATAAATGGAATACTGTAGCTAATCACGTTAATGATAACTACTTTTTTATTGACATGGAACGTTACACGTTAGAGTCTGTACTACGCAAAGGTGCAGAACTTGTTAAACGTAAAGGTATTAAATGTTTAGTTATTGATCCTTATAATAAAGTAAGAGACGTTGATTGTAAAACAGAAGACGTTAATAGATATACTATGGAGTATCTAACTAAGATAGAAACTTTTGCAAAGAAGTTTGACGTATTAGTTTTTATAGTAGCTCACCCAACTAAAATGTATAAAGACAAAGAAGGTAAAATTGAAGAACCAACAATGTATAACATTAAAGGTGGTGGCGAATGGTACGATGCTAGTTACCACGGTATACTAGTACATAGAGACTATGATGCTAAGACTGTTAAAGCTAAAGTATTGAAAGTAAAGTTTCAAAACTTAGGTGAGAACGGAGCTGAAGCACATTTTAAATGGGAACATAAGTCAGGTTGTTTTATACCATTTGAACCTATAAGTATTAACGACGAACCAATGCCGTGGGAATAGATGCCAGCAAAGAAAAGAAAAGATGTGATGGGTCAGTATATGCCTACCTTGGAGGAGCAGAAGGCGTATCGCTGGTGTATAAACAATTCGATACTTATATCCCCATTCGCGACTGGGAACGGGAGCTGGTACATAGAGATCAAGATTGGTGGCAATATAAATAGATCACCTGAAGCATATGGCCCGACCACTATATGGATAAAGCTATATGAATTTTATAAATATTATTACAACAAATATGCTAAATAGTTATAACAATGCAAATGAAGCTTACGAAGCATTATTAGATGAAGCCAAAATACATGGCGTTGATTTTGATAATACTAAAGCTTTATTTAACTGTGGGTTTTATATACGTAACCCTTTGGATAATCATATAACCAATAAACAACGTAATTGGAAACTTGAATATGCTGAAGCTGAATGGCAGTGGTATTTATCAGGCGACCCTAGTATTGATAAGCTTGGTGAAATATACGGTAAAGTACCACCGATATGGGAACGCATGGCTGATCATGAGCGTAAAGTTAATAGTAACTACGGTTACCAATGGAAACGTAACTGTCAAATAGATTATGTTTGTGCTAAGCTAAAAACTAATCCTAACACTAGACACGCTGCGATAAGTATATATGATGCTAAAGAATTTGATAAATACAAGAAAGACACTCCTTGTACTTATGCTGTTCAGTTTACTGTCGTAAACAATAAGCTTTGTATGTCTGTCTATATGCGTTCTAATGACATCTGGTACGGCTTTTGCAACGATCAATATCAGTTTTCATCATTACAAAAAATGATTGCAGACAGATTAAGTTTTGAAGTTGGTTGGTACTACCATCATGCGCATAATATGCACCTGTATAATGATAAATTATAATTATGTATTATTTATATCACATACCGGGTAAAAAGATAGGTGTTACATGTAATCTTAATAAACGCGTGACCCTTGTACAAGGCTATAAGGAGGGAGAGTATGAAGTTCTTGAGCAGTCAGAAGATATAGATTATATATCAGACCGCGAAATAGAACTTCAACAGTCTTATGGCTATAAAAAAGATAGAAAATTATATAAAAACTTATTTAATCAAATGAAAATAAACGCAACAGAACAAACCTCTACATTTCCTGTGCCTGTCAACAAACTAAAAGGTAGACTACTAGACGGTGTAGGTTTAAAATGGACAACTCCAAATGGATATTTTTTTGAAATAACTAAAGAAAATATACCTTGGATAATGTCTAACATAAAAGAGTCAATGTATAATTCAGAAAGATGTTATGTATATAACAAAGCTTTTTATGAAGCATTTTTTAATCCTAATCATAATCCAGATCTTGTTTTAAACAATAACCATTTTCCAGATAGGTTTGACTTAATAAGAGACTGGGCAGCAACTAGAGGCTTATACGACAAAGGTAATTCACATACACAGTATGTCAAGCTTCAAGAAGAAGCTGGCGAGTTAGCTAAAGCTTTACTTAAAAATGATAAGCCAGAAATTATAGATGCAATAGGTGATATGGTTGTTGTATTAACAAACTTAGCTCATTTAGAAGGAACAGAAATAGAAGACTGTATTGATTCAGCTTATGTAGAAATAGCTGCGCGTACAGGTAAAATGATTAACGGAACATTTGTAAAAGATGAGAATTAAAACTGAAGACAAGATAGTACAAGCTGTACTAAGGAAGATGGACGAACGTAGTTTAATAGGTCAAAAGAAATATGGAGCTACAATGATGCAAGAGATTGAAGGTCAGAAAAAAGATCTTAATCGTTTTCTAGTTGATGTACAAGAAGAATTAATGGATGCGTTGCTTTATATTGAAGCTGCTAAACGTTGTTTGACTGATGAGATCGAAGAAGCAATGTTAAATAGAATCCAAGTACATGAAGAGGAAGAACTATAAAAGAAAAAAAGGTCCTGTTCAGTCAAAGAAAATAACATATGACGGTATAACTTTTGCATCAGGTTTAGAACGATATATGTATATGGCTTTAAAAAAAGCAAAGATCAGAGCTCTGTATGAAGGAGAAACATTTGAATTACAAGAGGCGTTTGATTTTCCATTTGAATCATATGAACGATGTGGAAACGGTAAAGGAGATTATAAAAATAGAGGTAATAAAAAAATCTTTAATATAAAATATACTCCTGACTTTGTTGGTAAAGGTTTTATAATAGAAACCAAAGGCCGAGCAAATGAATCGTTTCCACTTAGGTGGAAGATGTTTAAGAAGCTTTTGACAGAAAATAAAATAGGACCTTTCACATTATATAAACCACAAAATCAAAAGGAATGCGACGAAACAATAAGGTTAATCCTAAACTCTCGAAAATAATTGCTAGACAAAAGTACGCTGAGAGACAAATAGATACTTGGTGGAAGTGGAGTTTTAATATGAGAAATAAAATAATATATAAAGAACTTGTAGCAGTACAAGATAAATACGGAATAAAAGTTTATGGATAATAAAATAAAAGATAACTGGAGTTTATCAGTAGGTTTCTACCCAGGTATACTGTTAGGTATGAGATCTTATGAAGAAGAAAAACAAACAACACACGTGATATATCTACCTTTTATAGATATAGCTTTAGAAATATATAATTAATATGGGACTTTTTAAAGAACGTATACCATATAAACCTTTTGAATATCCTGAGTATTACACAGAAGGTTGGTTAAAACAAGCTCAGGCGTTTTGGTTACACACAGAAATACCTATGTCAGGTGATGTTAAAGACTGGAACGAAAAACTAACAGACAGCGAGAAAAACTTAGTAGGTAATATACTATTAGGTTTTGCTCAGACTGAATGTGCAGTGTCAGACTACTGGACACAAAAAGTAGTTGGCTGGTTTCCTAAACATGAGATACAACAAATGGCTATGATGTTTGGAAGCCAAGAAACAATACACGCAGTAGCTTATAGTTATTTAAACGAAACACTTGGACTTGAAAATTTTGAAGCATTTTTACACGAACCAGCAACGGCTGAGAGATTTGATAATTTGGTTGCTTATAACGGTAACGATACAGTTGGTATTGGTAAAAGCTTGGCTGTATTTTCAGCCTTCGCTGAAGGAGTTAGCTTGTATAGTGCTTTTGCAGTGCTGTATAGTTTTCAGCTTCGAAATTTACTTAAGGGTATCGGGCAACAAATGAAATGGTCAGTGAGAGACGAATCACTACACAGTAAAATGGGATGCAGACTATTCAAACACATGTGTGAAGAAGATCCTGAATTAAAAAGTAAATGTGAAGATGATGTGTATCTAGCTGCTAAAACAATGATTACACTTGAAGAAAAGTATATTGATAAGATGTTTGAGATGGGTGATCTTGAAAATTTAAAAGCAAATGATTTAAAACAATTTATAAGAAAAAGAACAAATGAAAAACTTATTGAGCTGGGTTACACAGACAAAAGAAAGCTTTTTAAATATGACGATGAAAGAGCGTCTGCTTTGGATTGGTTTTACCACCTTACCGGCGGGCATACTCATACTGATTTTTTCGCGATCAGGCCGACAGATTATTCGAAAGCTAATGAAGGTGAAGACTTCGAAGACATTTGGTAATTGGTGTAGAGTGTATAACAAAAGTATTAACTTTGGTATAACCGAAGATGATATATATAGAGATTTAAAAAAATGAAAGAAAATAAATTAATAGAAATGTCTAACAAAGTTAAAGCGTTAATAAATGTTACACAGCACTTATTAAACGAAACAGCTCATATAAAAGAATTAGCTGTAGGAACTTTGGAAGTAATTAAAAACATGCCCGACTATAATGAAGCAATGGAAAACCTTAAAAAACAAGTTCTTGAGGAGCCTAGTAAAGAGCAGAAGGCTGAAACCTCAGGAAAGACTATCGAGTAGAATAGGATATATGGGCGCTGGTTTTTTAATTGCAGCTCAATGGACTATTGATCCTAGATTATATATCATGGGATTTTTATGTGTAATAATACAAGTAAGCTATAAGAAACAATGGAACCTTGTAGCGTTAAACCTAAATGGATTAATAGCTTGGATAAAACATTTAATTTTATAATGTGGAATAACGAATGGAAAAAAGGAGTTGATTACCCTGAGTGGGGTGACAACGAAGTTTATAAAAAAACAATAGGTGGAGGTTATTTATATAATGGCGAAACACCAAAAGAAGCTTATGAAAGAGTTACAAAAACAGTTGCGCGGCGTTTGTATAAGCCTGAAATGGCTGACGTCTTTTTTGAGTACATATGGAAAGGTTGGTTATGCCTTGCATCACCTGTGCTTAGTAATACTGGTACTGATAGGGGTTTGCCTATTAGCTGCTTTGGTATTGACGTCGCTGATTCTATTGTTGACATAGGTCAGAAAAATTTAGAGATGATGCTACTCGCTAAACACGGCGGTGGAGTTGGTATCGGTGTAAATCAAATAAGACCCGCCGGAGCTAAAATTACTGGTAATGGAACAAGTGACGGAGTTGTACCTTTTTGTAAGATATATGATTCAACTATACTTGCCACTAATCAAGGATCTGTCCGAAGAGGAGCGGCATCAGTTAATATCAACATTGAACATGACGATTTTGAAGAATGGCTCGAGATTAGAGAACCTAAAGGAGACGTCAATAGACAGTCACTTAACCTGCATCAATGCGCGGTCGTCGGTGATAAGTTCATGCGAAGACTTGAGCAAGGAGATAAGGATGCTAGAAAGAGATGGGGCAAACTCTTACAGAAACGAAAGGCTACTGGTGAACCTTATATTTTATTTAAAGGAAATACAAATAAGCAGAACCCAACAGCTTACAAAGACAACGGTTTAAAAGTACATATGACAAACATATGTTCAGAGATAACACTACATACAGACGAAAGCCATAGTTTTATATGTTGCTTGTCGTCTTTAAATTTAGCTAAATATGAAGAATGGAAGAATACAAATATTATATATAATAGTATATGGTTTCTTGACGGTGTACTTGAAGAGTTTATACAAAAAGCTAAAGGCAAAATTGGTTTTGAAAACTCAGTTAGATCAGCAGAAAAAGGCCGTGCGCTTGGGCTGGGAGTATTGGGCTGGCATACCTACTTACAAGAAAAAGGATTATCGTTTGAAGGGCTACCTGCTCAGTTTGAGACTAGAAGGATTTTTAGTCAAATTAAAATTGAGTCTGAGCGTGCTTCAATGGATCTGGCAGAAATTTTTGGTGAGCCTTTATGGTGTGTTGGTACTGGTATGCGCAACACTCATCTTCGTGCTATTGCACCTACTGTTAGCAACAGCAAGCTTAGTGGGAATGTGTCGCCGGGTATTGAGCCGTGGGCTGCGAATGTTTTCACGGAACAGTCGGCAAAGGGAACATTTATAAGAAAGAATCCTACACTAGTTAAAGTATTAAGTAAACTTAAATTAAACACAAAAGATATATGGGACAAAATTTTAGCGGACGGTGGTTCGGTTCAAGATATAGAAGGTTTAGACGAAGATACCAAAGAAGTATTCAAAACATTTAAAGAGATAAACCAACTAGAACTAATAAGACAAGCCGGAATAAGACAGCAGTATATAGATCAATCAGTTAGTTTAAACCTAGCTTTTCCTAGCACAGCACAACCTAAATGGATTAACAAGGTTCATTTAGACGCTTGGAAAAAAGGTATTAAAACTTTATATTATGTTAGAACAGAATCTGTTTTACGAGGTGATATAGCTGATAAGGCAATGAGTGAAGACTGTATTGCTTGTGACGGTTAATAAAAAAGGGAGGCTAAACGCCTCCCTTCTTTTTATAGGAACTGTTGGGTATGGTACGCCCATTTTATCTTTGTTCCTTTTTATTCTCCACAGGGTTTACCTGTAGCTACGTTAACCCATTTTTCTTTTTTAAACCAATCACGTAGCGTAGCTCCTTTTTTACGAGCACCTTTTACATTAGACTTACTTGATCTTTTATACTTACCTTTAGCAGCTGCAGACTTCTTAGCGTTAATAACCTTCTGTCTCTCTTCTTTGCTCATGCTTTTCCATTTAGCATATGGCAAGCATACTTTTTTAGTACCGCCTCCTTTAATTTTATTTGCCATTATTTTTTCTTACTAGCTGTTACTTTACTTTCTCCTTTTGTTACAGTTACATCAGTGTCTGTTACATCTACCTGCATTGGATCGTCTTGTTTATCACCTAATTGTAATATAAGATTTTTTATAATTTCAATCTCAGGTTTATCTTCTTTTTCTTTAGCTCCAACGATGTGTTGTAATATACCTATCATAGCCATAGCCGCGGTAGATACTAAACCAATTACAGCTGTGAGCGCTCCACCTTCTAAGTGAGTAGAACTAATAACTCCAATAACAACTAAAACAGTTATATAATTTATAGCGTGCTTACCTAAATGTTTAGACGCAATCTCTTTAGCCGTGCTCTTAGCGTTGATTTTATCAATTTCTATTTGAGCTAATATCTCTTCAGTTGTTTTTTGTTTTTTCATTTTATTTTTTCTTTGATTTACCCATTTTACCAGGACCACCAGCCTTAGTACATCTTACACCCCAACCTGAAGCATAAGCACTAGGCCAAACTTTAAATTTCTTTTTTGCAGCAGCTTTACAAGGTCCACTGATCTTTGTTCTTTTTATTTTGTTTGCCATAACTTATTCCCAATCTTCTATATTATTAACTGATTTCTTTTTCTTTTTCTTTTTATCCGACTCTTTGGTTATACCTAACTCCCAGTCTTGATAACCCATAAGCATGGATATTTTTTGCCACATTTCTACATCATCAAACAAAGCGCCATCTATGTTTCTAGCTTTCTTTAAAGCTCTATCCATAGGTACGTTTGTTGTTGCAGATATTACGTTAGCTAAAGCCATGTAAGCCTCGTTATCTAAACTAAACTCCATATCATCAAACGCTCCATACTCTGCAGATATAGCAGCGTTTCTTAATTTTCTAGCTTTAGAACCTATAGTAGGTGATACGTTTAACACTTCAAATATAGCTGCATCATAAGCTTTTTTACCATCTTTCTCGCTTATTTCTTTTATCTTCATTAATGTGTTTTTAATCATAGATGCTGTAGCACCATATAATCCCATACCTCTTAACAAAGAGTCAGCCATACCGTTTGCAACTCTACCAGACTTATTCATAAGCTTTTCATCTGTTTCGTCATCACCAAACGCAATACCAAACATAGCATTTTGTATAGCGTTAAACATTAGGTTTTGTATAAACCCATAGTAAATTATTTTAGAAGCGTTTGTTTTCCAATTACCTCTACCGTTTACTAAGTCTAAATAAGCTTTCTTTTGTATTCTCATATACTGCATAGGTGTGTTAGCAAATGCTAATATAACTCTACCTAAATCACCAGCTTGTTGTTGACTTATCTTATCAGTTCTACTTGACTGTTGAGACTCTTCAGCTATCTCTCTAAAATCTCTAAATGCTTTTAGCTCTGCTTCTTTTTCAGATAAACCTCTTTTCTTATAAGTGTTTAATCTGTTTCTATAAAACGTAGCTCCACCAGAAGCAATAGCAAAGCTATCAGCGTATCTAGTAAAAACAAAACCTTTGTTTAACATGTAGTTTATTAAACCTCTACCTCCACCAGACTCAGCTATTTCAGATTCTGATATATTTAATTTTAATCCATTACGTCTAGAAACTAAATAATCTGAGTTCATTAATTTTAAGAAGTCTTTAGAGTACTGAGGCATATTAGCTAAAGCTTTACCTGCAGCCATAGGATTATTATCTGTCCAGTTAACAAAGTTAATAGAAGATATAGTTTGTAACACAGCAGATCTAGTGTTTAAGAACATGATAGCACCAACAGAGTTGTTAATATAATCAAGCACTTTGTTTTCTATATTGTTTCTTACTTTTCTGTTTCTACCAGTTTTCATTCTAGCTATAGTACCTTCAAGCGCATCTCTATAACTTTTACCAAAAGCAGCTTGCAATTTGTTTAAATTAGCTTCGCTAAATATTTGATTAACATTTTCTGTCCAACCGTATTGTTCTAAGTATTCAGATCTTTTTACATCTCTTAATAAATTTCTAGCATCTAAAGTTAGGTTACCACTTAACCAGTCGGCTTTAGGTGGTGCCCAACCAGAATTTTTAGTAGCCAATAATAATTGATCAGCAAACGCTTCAAGCTTTGGATTATCTTTAACTAGCTTGTTCAAGTCTTTTAAATCCATTTTACTTAAACCAGGAACTTCAACACCCATCTTTGTCCATATCCTAACTCTAACAGCGGTTTCATTTGTAAACCCAGTATCATTAGTCTTTTTAAGATTTTTAGGAACAACACCTAAACTCTTTTTTAATGCCTTTATGTCTTGAGCTAATGTAACTTGATCTTTAGAAATCATTTCCTCTGCTTTAGCAAAAGGATCTGTCAAATATTTTTTATAAAAAGCTAATTGTTTTTCTCCAACTTTACCTTTACCTAGAGTCTTATACATTAGTCCCATAAAGTCTTCAGCTCCAGGAGAAACAACAACATCAAACCTACCTTTTCCTCTACCAACTACTTCTGCTTTAGCTTTACCAAAAACTTTCTTAGCACCTATACCTGTTTTGTTTTCTATTATTTCATTAAACGTTTTATTAAGATCTACTTGCTGTAAAGCTAGTTGAACTTTACTCTTAACATCTATAACATCTAGTACAGATTTAACAGCGTTTACGTTTTTAACAGCGTCATCTACAAAGTAAAAATCATTATAACCTTTAGCTGCTTTTTCTAATATCCAGTTTGACTTTGCTGTAGGACTACCGTCTGCTAAACCAGTAATATTTTTTAGAGGTATATCAACACCTATTCCTTTTAAAAACCTATGTATAGCTTTAGCAGAATTTTGAGGTCTAGCTGTTAACACAAACATGTTTTCATTGCCAAACTTTCCTATAGCTTTTTTAATCCTTGGAATTAAGGGCCCGGGCTTCCCATCAATTACTCTGCTAAACTCAGAGAAATCGAATTTTGCTCCCTGAGCTTCTAAGGCTTCAGAACGCTTAGCAAACTCTGTAGCATTTAATTTACCTTTAGTTCCATTAGGTAGCTCATAAAGCACGTTAGATTTAGATCTAGCTAATGTATCGTCAAAGTCATAGACGCTAATACCTTTACTTGGCTTACTTAGTTTTCTAGCAAGAGCTAAAGCCTTGTCTCTATTAGACATGTTATTTAGTAATTCAGACTTACTAAGATCAACTTGTGATAACGTACCAGACTTTTTAGCTAAAGCTTTATTAGCTTCATACGACTGTTTAGTTTGTTTTGGATTAGCTAATTCATACTTAGCTATTTCAATATTTGGTCTGCTTGGCTCTAATCCCATGCGAGCCATAGCGTCTTGTAACTGTGGTGCTTCTAGCTTTCTAATTGACTGTCCTAGCTTTTGTGCGTTTTTCTGCATTAGCTTATCATACAAGGTTTGTTTAAACCCGCTCTCAACAGTTACATAATCTTTTAATTCTTTTAAATCTAAAACCATACGAGACAAACCAGCTGTGTTAGTTGTACCGCCTAGCTTATCTATAACATCTAAATATTTTTTAAACGATATAATACCTTGATAATCGTTCATTATTTTTCTACCGTCTTTAGCCCACTTACCTTCTACTATAGCCTTTGCTTCAGCCATTGATTGCTCTAACGAAGACTTCAAATGTTCTAGTTTAAGAACACCTGGTGATGCGGTTTTTTTAACAGCCATAATAGGAACAAACTGTCTGCCATAACCTTTTATAGCGCTAGTATTTGCGGCTGCTAAATCATATATAAACCTTGCTCTAGTTTCAAATTCAGCAGGTGTTTTTGAATCGTATAAATACTTTTGTTTTGCTACGCCAAAAGCGTAATAAGCGTCAGCTTTAAAAGCGTTGTCGTTAGCATTAATATATTTTTTAAGATCTTTTAAATCACCTGTTTTTTGAAATCTCTCTAACGCTTTTTTCTGTTGAGCGTCTGTCATAAAATCGCCAGGCTTTATATTATCAAAAATTTCACCCGCGTATTTTTCACCAAGATTATCAATTATTCTTTTGATTTGATTTTTACTATTAGGATTGTTTGCCATCAAATCACCATCGGTTGTTATTTTTCTATTATCTACACCAACATTGTTACCAGTACCTCTACTAGTAATACCAAATGATTGTGCAAGTATTTCTTTCACCCTTAATATTTCTGGTAAATTTTTAGGTAAATACTTAGCGAGAGTTTCAGCCTGCCCTAAAAATCCTTCTAACCTAGCTACATCATATAATGAAATGTCGCCTTGTGTACTGCGGAACGATTTACCTGTAACCCCATCTATAATATTTTCTATCTTAATACCTTTTGGTGCACCACTAGCTTCGGCGATTTTCATATTAGCTTTAGGAGCTTTTTTAAATGTAGGTGCCTCAGCTTTACCACGAGCAGCTTCTGCTTCAGACATTTTAATAGACTCAGCCTCTATAAACTTAGCAACATCTGGATATAGTTTTCTAAAACCTTCTGGGTCTCTAGCGTAATTAGAAAAAGCCGTAAATACTTTTTCTATACTACTTAAAGTTTTTGGTCTGTTAGGAGCGTCTAAAATAACTTGAGCCATACGCGGATTTTTTCCATCTGCTAAGTCTCTAATGACAGCGTTAGACTCAGGACCTGTACCTTGAGCCTCTCTAGCTACTTTGTTTTTTAATCCTCTAAAAACTAATTCAGTTAAACCTTTTATAGTTTGCACTTGTGCGTCTCTATATAAAGCACCTGCCGGTTCTTTTAATATATCTTGTATGTCTTTTATTGAAAGATCTTTTCTAAGCTCCCACCTGTTATTTACTTTTTTATATAATAATTTTTTAAGGTTGTTTGGTACACCTGTTGCTTTGCCTCCAGCGGTAAAACCTTCTGGTATTATATTTAAAACAGCTTGTGCGTTTTTATTTAAATCAGATCTTAATTGTCTGAAACCTTGTATTGCAGCTTTAGGTAAATTACGTTTTGGATTTGTAAACCATTCAGCTAAAGGATTACCTTTTGAATCTACTATACCATATGTTTCTGCTAGTAGCTTAGCTTCGGCTTGAGATAATCTTAGAGACTTATAAGTTTCTTTAGACATGTCTCTATTACTTATATCTTTTTTCATTTCAGGTATAAGCTCTTGCTTCACATCAATGGTTAGGTCTAGTTCTCTAGGATCTGTTTTTCTAGTTTTAGCTTTAGGCTTAGCTGCATCTAAACTTTCAGCTTTAAATCCACCAGCGTCTTCAATACCTCTAATATTACTTATATCTTCATTGATACGCTTAGTCATATCTAACCCAGCCTCTTCATATATTTCTTTTCTACGAGATCTAAGTGTATTACCTAGGTAAGTCATTACTTCAGTGCTGCCGTCGTAATTATCTAGTATACCTGTTTTTCTACCCTTAGCTACTCCTAGCATTTGATAAACCAAAGCATCTGTTATTGCACTCTGTTGTACATCTCCTATTTTAGCATTAAAACCTAAGGCTTGATTTATTAAAGCTTGATTGTCTTTAATTAAATCGTAAATATCTTTACCGTAGTCACCTGATTTATTTTTAATATTTTCTGCTAATTCTCTATTACGTTGCTGTTGGGTTTTTAAAAGTTCTTGACCAGCTTTATCTAAGTTTAATTTTTTACCAGTTTGAGTATCAACAAGGTCATATACTTTACCGTCTTTTTGTTTTTGTATTTTAATATTTTTAAAACGCTCTATCATACCGGGACTATACTCACCAGCGGCTGTACTTTTTCCGTATCTACCTAAAAAGTTTATTACTTTTTGTGGAGTGTTTAAATCAGGTAAAAGACCTTTCATAGGTGTATTACCTAATGTTTTTTCTACAGCGCCATATATGTCTTGTACTATTTGCCCAAACACATTACCTGTTATTAATTTTTCGTAGTTTTCAGGTGATCTAAGTAAGTCTATAACAGCTGCATTAAACTCTTCGCTAAAGCTATCCTTGTTTTGTATTTTTTCATAAGCCTGTTCAACTACACCTTTTAATCCACCTTTTACATTTTTAATACCAAACGTCCAATCAACTTTGTTTAGCGTAGACGAAATGTTTCTAGCTAAAGAACCTGACAAACCAACATCGTTTTTAAATTGTTGCTTCATCATAGTGTGAAATATCTCATGTGGTACTGTACCAGGAGTCATTTTATTTACATTAACTCTAACTAAAGGTGGTTTGCTACCTCTAAAAACAACTTCTGTTTTACCAGATTTTTGTAATTTAAAGTCAAAAGCGGGTTGGTCTGATTTAGTCTCTGTTTTATACTGTCTATTGTATTTTTCAAACAAAGCTTTTGTATCAGCCATTAAAACGTTTTTATCTAAATATCTTTCTCTATTTTCTGATATTCTTATTTGTTGACTAACCTGTTCAAATAACTGTGACTTGTTTATAAATTTAGGATCTGTTTTAGATAGCTTACCCTCACCTATTTGGTTCTGCATTTTTATTATATCAACAGCTAGCTTTTCTTGTAAAGCTCTTTTACCTCTCATACTCAAAGTACGATCAGCTTTATTAGTGTGTGACAAACCTATTAAACTGAACTGTATAGTCTCCATTAAAGCATGTTTAGCCCAGTCTTCCATGTCACCATACTTTTCTTCTGCAAAAGTTTGCATGTCTGTTTGATTCATAAAAGATTGAACCATAGCTTCCATTGGAGCAGCTGTTTGCGCACCCGCAGCACCACCAAGTCCTGAATATAAACCTTTTTCTAAAAATACATTTAACGGAGCATAGTTACCTTTAAACACGCTAGTAGGTAATAATCTTCTCATACCAGCACCACCCACTACAAATCCAAAACCAGCACCAACAGGCATATCAACTCCAAACAAAGGATCTAAAGCAGCCATTTTAGCTTCTTCTTGTAAACCCATTATACCTAAAGCTTGTAGCTTTTGTAAAGCGCTACCACTTGCTTTTGTTAAATTCTTTGACTTAACATAAGCGTCTACTGTCATTCCAGCTCTTCTCGCTCTAGCAGCAACTACCGTTTGTGATATTGGTGTTACACTGTTTCTACCTGATTTAGCTAGATAAGTTACGGTTCTTAGTTTGTTTAAATATCTACCAGTGTTTAAAAAATTACCAGCACCACCAGTTAGATACGTTACAGCAGCTAGCTCTGCAATCATAGGTACAAAACCACCAAGCCCACGAACTAACTCTTCACCAAATCCTTGTACAAAATTTTCTTCTTGTTCTTTAGTTAACTCAAACGGTGTTTCACCTTCTTGTAGGTTAGCGTTTACATCACCTATAACCATTTGAAATCTATCTAGTATATCTCTATCAGTATCTATATTAAACTTGTTACTAGCTATGTAACCATAGTTTGATTGATCTTGAAAAGGTAAAGCTTCTACAACTCCTTCTACAAAATTATTTTTCCAAAGTTTTTCTATACCAGTTCCATCAGGTGATACGTTGCTAGCTTCTATACTAGCCGGATCTACATTTAATAAGTATAACTGTTTCCATGCTTCACGCATTACAGATAATCTATTCAAGGTTACATTAGAGTTTTCTACATATTGATCTAATGTATAACCTAAAGGTTTTTGTGACTTATCAGCTTTATCAAAGTCTTGATACTTGCCTATTGTATTTGTTCTTTTTAAATACATTAAGTCTTTTAGACTAACACCTTTTACAACACCATCTTTAACGTATGGAGCGCCTTGACCACCTTCAATTACTACATCTCTACCAAACTCTCTGGTCTCAATTTTGTAACCCATGTCATTTAGCTTTTCAGCTAATGGAGATCCTTCTTGAAAAAAGCTAGCGTCAATTGTTATATCATATTTTTCATCTTGCATTTGTCTTTTAAAATCTTCAAACTCAACATTAAATATATTGTATTTAGATTGTACAGTTGCAAAAGGATTGCTCTTCATTATCTCTCTAACATTTATTTTAGCTACGCTAAACTGTTTTGTTAGATCTGTTTCGTTTTGAACTACTATACCGCCTTTAGATTCTGGTGTTACTCTATAAGCGCCTGTGTCTAAGTTAAATAAAAATTTAGTTTTTTTACCAAATACTTCTTTTTGTAGTAAATCTCTTCTAGCTTCTAATTTTTTTCTATCATTCATCAGCGAATTAATAGATTCATTGTAACCTAAATTACTAAAATTTTCATTTAATAAAACATCTTTATTTATAAGAGCCATGTTTATAGAAGCTAACTCTCTTTCTTGTGGATCAACTATCTCTTGTATATGACCAACTTTTAAGTCTTCTATAGCAAGATCACCATTGTCGCTATTTTTCAGTTCTTCATACTGCTTTGATCTAGTTAAGTAATTTAATTGAAGCTCATTACTCTGTATATCTTGTAGTATACTTTTTACATTTTGAGTTATTTGATACTCAGGTAAAAAACCACCATTTGCTTTGTAAGTCTCAGCAACGTTTTGTCTAATAAACTTTTCGTAGTCAGCACTTAATGGACTTGTTAATAGTCCATTTACAGGCATAAAGTTATCTGTTTCATAATCTTCTTCTTCTAAAAACTTTCTAGTAAGATCATTAACGTTTAACATTACCTCTTCTTCAAATACGTCTATGTTTTTATTATATTGATCTTGAGCTTCAGAATCAAAGTTTAATTTTAAAAATTCATTTATCATGGATTCTGCGTCTTTCATATCGACTGTTTCAGGCGTGTATAATCCACTGCCCAGTATTTCCATGTTAGTTAAACCTGTTTTTATACCTATTTCATTACCATTTAAAGCCGTAATATTTAACCCATATTTACCATCTGCTTCAAAATGAAAACCTCCGTTTTCACCACCATATAAAGTATTATAAGCATTGGCTAAGTCTTTTGTGTTTTGGTTTTCAAAATCTGGTATTTCAATTATATCACCAAACTTTCTATTTTCAGGTACAACAACTTTCGTTTGATTTGGCACAACAACTTCCCACTCGTCTTCTAATTCCAATAAAGGATCTGCCGAACTTAATTCCATATTCTCGGATGCTCCGGTTTCTATCGGTGTTACAGTCGCATCCTCCGCTACAACACCTTCTGCTTTTTTTGAGTAACCTAAGTTAGCGGCTTCAGTTTCCCACTGATCGCCAAACATTTCTTTTAAAGCTTGAATAGTTACTTCGTTACCAAACTCATCTACGTATACTTCCATATTTATTAATTAAAATTTAAGTAAAGATTTCTTTAACAGCTTGTCAATTTCTTTTATATCTGATTTAGATAAAGGCATTTTAAACTCCTTGCTATACATATCTCCTTCTGAGTTTTTTAATGGTAGTTCAATTTTAATTTTTTCACTCATAAAATCAGTGACATTAGTTATATTTAAACCAGGCACATTTTCTTTTAATTGAGCAAATGTTATTTCATTACCTTTAAAATTAACATTTAATGAGTCTATATTATCTACACCGCTATCATCATCTAAGGGTTGTAAAAAGTTTATAATATCACTATTTGCTGTAGTTACTCTTGGTCTATTTACGTTAAAACCTTCTGGCGCAATATTATATTGCTCATCTAAACCTAATAATCTTCTTAATTCTACAGCTCCTTCGCCATATAAATCACCAGCGGCTATGCTAACCTCACCGTAATCAGCTTGATTATCTGCAGATGTTCTTCTACCTTTAAGAGTATACCTTGTGCTTGATCCTGGAACTCTTTCAATTTCAATACCGTTAATTAAATTAAGATCTTCTATAGTTCCATTTTGTATAGCGCTATTTATTTGAGTAGCTAAAGCTCTATTTGCTTTTGTTTTATCAGACATCTTTGGACCACTACTACCTATATCACCAGTTAAAGTGCTTTTTTGGTTAACCATTGGTGTATCTTTATAGTATACTCCACTAGAAGGATCATCTGTTTTTAATCCTAATGTTTTAATGGTTTGATCTATTAACATTTGAGACATGATTCTTTCTGCTTCTTGCTCCACTGTCATTGATCCATTTTTTACAGCATCAGAGTTTTCTACTTTTGTTAGAAACTCCGCGTAGCTACTACCCTTATTTAACATGCCTAAATTATACTCATAGAAGTTTTTAGCATCGTTGTAGTTTTCCATATTACCCGCAACTTTAGTTGCAGCTGTGCTTATCATGTTAGGCATAGGACCATCTCCCTCTGCGTTTAAATCGTATATAGTTCTAGTATATTGAGATCCTGTTGTAGTTTTTGTTCTACCTTTTATACTTACGTTTTGATCTGTTATTTGATCTTTACTTACTATTAAAGCCTCGTTTAAACCACCTTTTGAATTTATTAAACCAAAACCATCTGGCCCTAGCATTTGACTAAACTCTTGAAATGTTTGAGGTATTTCTTGTATAAAATCATTTGATTCACTGTCGTCTAGATCTTTCCAGGCAGCTGCAGATATTTTTCTATCTGGCATTTTTACACCATTAGCATTTGTTCCAGTAACTAATAATATTAAATCATTTGTGTCTTTATCGTAAGTTAAATTTATATTAGCTGTTGGCATTTTACCAGCCATAGCGTTTATTAACCATTGGTTTTCTTCCGGCTCATACTTTGATGCGTCACCTTGTAAAGCTATAGTCTTACCTATATTAGCGTTTTGTTCCTCCCAAAATTCAACTTTTTCTGCCCAGGAACCAGCAAACTCTTGAGTTAGGTTTAAAAGGTTTTGGTAATCAGATATAGCTCTTTTAGCTTCTGCTCTTTTAGCTGGGTCACTAAACTCTGTTTGTAAATACATTTGAGCTTGAGACGCTACATCTATCCTATCTCTAAGTATATTAGATATTTCTAGGTCTAAACCATCTGCGTTAGGTTTTATAGCATCCAGCTTTCCAAGA